GGCTTTCTACGTTAGATACATTAACCTCACATAGATTACAGAATTGATTTGGTCTTAATGCAATCTCAACACAAGGATTACTTCCCCAGTCTTTATCATTAGTTAAGTAGATGCCTGGCTCTCCAGATCCACTATTCTTAATTCTCTCCCATAGATCAAAGAATAATTCCTTAGATAGTTTTCTTCTAACCAATGCGGCTGAATTATTAGATCGTCCTCTTTGAGGATTAAGCTCCCACCAGCTTCCTGATTTTGCTCCAATCATTTCATCGTCATCAGCGCTAAACAAAGATAATAAAGCTGATCTTCTTATGCCTCCGCTTAAAACAGAGTCAGCTATATGACATACGATGTCGTGGCATTCAAGTGGACTTAACTTAGATCCATTTTCTTTTTGGCTTAATATGCCTTCTATTTTAACGATACACTCTTTCAATGGTTGAGGACCAGGTGCCTTTCCTCCAGATGTTATAAGTCTCATACCTTTGGCTCTGATATCTCTAAAGTCAAAATCAATTGTTGATCCACCATAAAAATAACTCTTCATTAAAACTTTTATTGCATCCGCCCATCCTTCGATTGAGTCGGCAACTAACCATCTCTTTTTTCTTAAACCATTAGGCTTTCTAATTTCTGGTAGTTGTTCCACGTGGTGTTTCTGAACAGAGAATCCAACTCCAGTTCCGCCTAATAATAGGAACATAATTTCTGAGAACACTCTCCAATCATCTACAGGAGCAAAGCAACAGTTGTAAATTCTATTTGGGCTAATCTCAATTGGCTTGCCTCCAAACTGAAGCGATCTCATAGATGGCAATACCTTTTTGTCGAAAACAAATTTGTAGTTTTCAATAATCTCGTTGGTTAGATGAGGGTACTTTTTGATATGCATTAGCATATTCCTTGACACTAATTCTTCCCACGTTTCTCTTCGGTTTAATTCAGGTTGGTACTTCGCATACTTAAGGAATACCGTAATTTCTGAAAGGATTTGTGACGCTTGGTCCATTTGTTTTGTCATAGATTTTTTCTTTTGGTTTAATATACTACGCCTTAGTAAAAGGGGAGCGTTAACTCCCCATAAACTATTAATAATCAATCATCTAGAATGGTAAGTCATCCGATACTGGAGCAGCTGACTTAGAAGTAGGTGCAGACTTGGTACCTGTACTTGCCATTGGTTCGCTTACTTGGATTGATAAGAAAGTTGAACCAGACTTTGCTTGCTTCTTCCAACCTGCGATGCGCATTTCCTTTCCGTTAATTAACACAGTTCCAGAATAATCAGGAGCTTTGTCGTTTCCTTTTTTGTCGTTTACGAATAAGGTACCACTACCTTCTCTTTGTTCGTACTTAGCTTGTGTACTCATAATATATCCTCGGTTATCCCATACTCCGAAAGGTTTTAGTGCCAAGACAGGAATCGAACCTGCGTCTCCCACCTACAATGGTGGAGCGTTACCATTACGCTACTTGGCTAATGTGGCGAACAATTTGCGGTTGTTCATTTCTACTTCTGAATGTGCTGATTAAGTTAACATCACAGCAGGAATTTCATTTTCGTCTATATACCACTTTGTAGTCAGGACAGGATTCGAACCTGTATGATGATTGAGAACTGATTTACCCTGCTAATAGTTAAAGGAGATCCACCTTCCAGCAAAACCATCACAGCTGCGTCTACCATTCCGCCACCTGACTATTTGCAACTTTTATCTATACACCTTTGAGTTGCCAACAAAGCCTACCAACGATTAGGAGCTATTAAGCGAGCAGTTCTTATGGTATGCCACGGCTGTGCTTCGATCCCTTGTACTTTGGGCCACTATCTTATTATGTAGCTTATGTCTTCTCCATCTTGTATATGGATAAACCCTACTACCTTCTGTACCAAATTCTTATTATTAAAGTCTGTTGTCTTTGGCATTGATTTAGTTTCCCAAGTAGGCTCTGGCAATGCAGAAACTTTGAACCTCCAAATGCCTATAGGTGTTGAACAAATATATATGGGCTTCATACCTATCTTGTAAGACTTCTCAACTAAAGAATCGTATTTCATTTTTTCGATAACCAAGTCATCGTAGTGAGTTCGTCTTGACTTAAGCTCTATCATCTCTAAGTTTATAAAACTAATACAATCAAATGTAGATGTAGTGCTTTCTGACTGGTCAAGATCAGGGTATATTGTTTGTTTCAATATACCCATCAATTGCTTTTCATTCATCTTAAAATTCTAGATCTTTTCTTTCTTGTTGCTTAACTGCCCAAGATGGCAAATCTAATGCCTTAAGGTTCCATCCGTCTCCCCAATTACCCATCGCTCTTACCATTTTAAATTCACTAATAGCATCTGCTAATTGCTTCTCACCAAAAGCCATATATCTATCTGTAGCAGGTAACATATAAACTTTGTAAGGCGCAACTGTTTGTACAACTACATATTGTAAATCAGGATCTACACCGTAGAACTCTCTAACCATACGTTTGTACAATGCAGCTTGCATAGTATATTTATAATTATAGAACGAGGACAATAACTTATCAGCATCTACATCTGAAGTTGTTTTAACTTCGAAGATTGTGCCGTGGTCCAAAGATAAACCATCAATGATAGTTTTGAATCTTAAGTCCTCAATATCTTTTTGGATAACCAACTCAGCATAACCAAGTTGCTCTCTCATATAGTTCAATTCATCTGAACCACTTGACAATATCATTTGAGCTTTTGCAAACTCTTCATCAGTCAATACTATTTTGCCAGCGTTTTGCTCAGCAAACAAAGCTTTCTCTTCTTGCTCCGCTTTTGTTCTTCCGAACTTTTTACCTACAACATACTTACCTTCAAATGTTTCTGGCTCCAATACTAACGTATGGATAAGTGTGCCGAATCTTTGTGCAGGTGTAGACTCTTGCTCTGTTTTAGTTAGCTTCTCCATAATGGTACAGTAGAAGTTAGCAGGAGAACTCAATACACTTTTAAGTGTAGAATAGGATAGGCGAAACTCACTAGAGTTGAGCCAGTCAATAAATCTTTGGTCGATTTGCATTGGTTAGAATTTAAAGGTTAGAAAAAGGTCGTAGCGAAGGGAGAATTTCTCCTCCCAATCACTTCCAACCAAGAGAGGTTACTCCGCTAGGGTTCCAGCATATGTTGTTAATTGAGCTTTTATTTCTTTTTGCTGTGCAGGGCTTAATGTAGCATACCATTCTTTTAATGATGCTTTTGTTTTGTAATCAAGCATAACTTCTGCAATAGCTCTTGTCTCTACCGACTTAGGTAAATCTTCACCAGCGTAGATATAATGACCTAGACCGAACATAGCTAAGTTCTTAGTAAGACATCTCATAATAGCTGTGTTGATGTCAAACATTGTAGCAGCTTCTACCCTTCTTTCAATCATTCTTCCAGTTTTTCTACCATTAGCCCACTCAGCTACTTCATAGGTGTAAGCCAAATGTTTCTGAGCCTTGTTTGAACCATCCATTATAGGCAAATTCATTGGAATTGTTTCACCATCAATAGTTACTTTGGTAGTAACAAGGTATCCTAGGTTTGCATCGTGCAAATAAGGCCTTCCTCCATAGTCAACTACTTCATAGTTAGCAGATGGATAGTAAGACTTAACAATACCCCAAGCCCAAGCCCAAGATAAATAAGTTAAATTATTCTTTTGTTCTGTGTGGTCGTTGCAATTGATTGCAGATAGCGTAGCGAAGACGCTTTGTTTAGTTTCTTTCATAAGGTTGGATGTTTATTATATTACAAAAGTAATGATTGTTGTATTATTAAACAACTATTTTAAGAAATATTTTTTCTCAAATGTAAAATTAATTCTGAAACGTAAGCCTCGCCTTGCTTTGGAGTTAGGTCGTAGTACAAACAAACTTCTTTAAAGTCCTCAGCAGATACCTCAAACTTGGAAAGTACCATACGCTTTGCTTGGGTATTTAATCCCTCAATGATAGACGCTAAATCCATATTGGTGTCAAATATATTCACTTGTCGTGAGCTATCTCCTATGGTTTCTTCCAAGGATACCTCGCCATCTGTTGGCGTTTCTGAAAGGTTTATGATATCATAACCAAGTTCTATTGCTCCGATCCTTTCTGATCGTTCCATCTTGGCGTTAACAATAAATTCTATAGGGATGTAGGCCTCATCAATTTGGAGATCATTCACCGAATCTTTAAGGCCCTTCTTGATTTTTGCCCTAAGTCGTAGTGGCTTTCTTGTAAAGAAAACAATTGATTGATTTCTTTCTATATATGCCAGTACATACTTTCTTGCGAAGTAATAAGCATATGAGGACACTTTGGCCCCATTTGCTTTTGCTTCATCATATTTTTCTATCCCCTCTGAGAAACCTATTATTGCCTCTTGGAATAGGTCAGATACTGGGAACTGACCTTGAGAGGTTCTTAATGCTAGATACAATAACAATCTAAGGTTGCCATCTATTATTTTATTCTTGAACTTAACATCGCCTGTAAGTCTATACTCGGAAAGGTTTCTCAAGCATTCATCATTGGATATAACCAACTTAGATTTGCTGAATTCCTTCTCGTTAAGCATACGATACAGAGACTCATCATCTATTAATATAGACGAGGAGAACTTAGGTTTCCCTTCCCAATGTTTTTGTATGAAGCTCATTAGTCTAAATATCTAAATGTTGATTTATTAGTTCTTTTACCTGTCATCCAGCATAAGAACGTATTATGGTTTACGTTTAAAAAGTCGGCGCCTTCTTTTGCACTTCTATATATTATTCCAGTTGAAGTATCTATAACCTTTCTTCCTCCAGCCAAACTTAATTTCTTTTTTGTTTCTTCAGAAGTTACATACAATTTTCTTTTTTCTGCAAGCTTCTTTCTGGTCTCTTCGGATGGAGACTTTCCCTTGTTCGGAGAAACTTTTCCTTTATTAGCATTACTTATTTTCTTTTTCATAGAATCAGTAGCCGCTCTTCCTCTAGATCCTAATCCACCAGATGTTAAATTCAAACCATTACTATATGTATTATATAATCTTATGTAGTGAATTTCAAGTTCGTTAAGTAAATCTTGGTTAAAATCACCAGACACAATTACATCAAACTTGTGACTATCAAAGCCATACTTAATCAAAGAGTTATATATTTTTGTTTGCAATTTACACTCTAATCTTTGATAAGACTTAAACCTTTTTTCAATGTTTATAGATTGACCTATATACACCTTTCCATTAGGGCTTGTTATCGAATAAATTCCTATCATTTTTTACTTTAGTTTGTATATTGCATATTTAGGTTCTGCTCTACTACTGTGCCACAATGCTGTCATAATGGAATATGGAATATTAATCTCAATGCAGTCCATCATAGACTCACCTTTAAAATAAACTAGGGTTAGTGCTACTGGCTTTTTCTTTGGGTTCTCTGGAGTCAACACAGAGCCAACCATTAGCATCTTAATTTCAGATGGATCAAATGTAATGTCTACCCATAGTTTACCATCCATCTCTATGCCTAATTGCTCAGCCATTTCTAAGGTAGTAGTATCCTGTACTAAACACTCGCAGTGGATTAGTTGATCGTCACAAACTGAGTAGTTCTTCGGATCCATTTCGGAACGATAATGATTTTGCATAGATGGATTTTTGACAAAGGTATATGTTAATTTGAATAATTAATCAAATACCTAAAAATATTTTAGCCTTGACCTTCTTCAAATTCAAGATCAGGAATAGATGGTATTGAATTTAAATAGTGATAACTTGTTTTGTTTCTTCTAACTCCATTAAGCCAAGAAATTAACGTTCCGTGTTTAACATTTATTAACTCAGAAAGTTCTTTTGCGCTTTCATAAATAAAACCAGTGTTGGTGTCTATAACCTTTTTCTTTCTGCTAACAGATATCTTTAGTCTTCTTTCATAGGAAAAGCTTCTTCCATCTTCAGAATAAGATCTACTAATTTTATTTATTTTCTTTTGAGCTAAAGACATTTTAATTTTACTTTCAATTGTGTGTTTTTTTCCTTTTCTATTTGGTGGTATATTGTTTGAATTAGAGATTTTCATTTTAAGCTTTGTCTCTTCAGACATATAACCACTTCTTTCTTCGTCTTTTGTAAGCCTTAGATTTAATCCATTTTCAAGTGAATTATATTTTAATTGAAATTTTCTTTCAAAATAATTTAATTCATACTGGTTGCATAGCCATATTACTTCAAATAAATGGCTTTCAACTCCATACTTTATTAGGGATCTATATAACTTTGGTTGGGTTTTACATTTTAATTTTTTATAATAATCAAATCTTTTATAAATATCCGTAGACTGACCTATATAAGTTCTGCCACTTGGGCTTTTTATTTTGTAAATTCCAACCATCATAATTATAATACGCTCGTTAAATCATTTACTCTTTCAAAGTGTTCCAAAACGGAATAGGTTCTGCCTTCGTGGTCCTTGTCCTCTAAAACTATTAGGTATCCATTGTTGTTTAACCATTGGATAGCCCTTTCATTTCGGTTGTATAGAGCAAACTGGTAGTTAGGGTAGGCTTTCTTTATAAGTTCTATAAACTCCTTAGAGTATTCCTTCCTGTGCTTAGGGAATATACCGAAGCTGTAAACCAATTTCAATTGATCGGTTACTACTAGGAATCCTATAGGCTTTCCGTCAGACTCTTTCTTTAACTCAAATAGATTAAGCTTCTTATTGATTCTAGCCAAGTCAAAGATAGATTCAATTACTTGGTTAGATACATACATAGCCTTATCTCTGTCATTCATAAAGCTTTTCTTGGAGATATCATCTCTAAAGTATTTATCTATTGATTGGTCTTTGTAGAAAGAATCATAGATTAATCCGTGGAGCTGGATTACATAGGATAGTCGGTTAAGGTATATCATTTTATTAAATCTTGTAAAGTTGGTTTATCTTCTTCAAACATTTTTATTATGCCCTGAAATTTTACATTCGTCATCATTCTCTTTAGTAAACCCAATAGGTTACTATTCATTGTAGCTTCTCGGATTATGTTTCCTTTATCGTCAACTATTACTACCTTATTGACTACTATCTTGCCGTCTACTATCTCGGCATCGTGGATCTGGATATAAGTTTCCATAGTTTTATAGTTTTTCAAGTTCTTGTTTTACTTCTTGCCAATATTGTAAGTATGAAGGTGTCATAACAAAAGTGTCTTCATCTATTAATGTATCTGTTTTTATGATTTCATCTACTGCTATTATAGCACATTGTTTAGCAGCATCATAATGAACTGTATTGCTACTAAATTTAGTAAATAATTCTTGCGCTTTTTCTTTTGGAGTCATAGTTTATTTGT